TCGCGGCTGGGAAACTATCACGCTGGATGCGGCCGTCACGCGCGGATTGCTGGACGAAGACGATCTCGCGGAGGTTGAAGGGCTGCTGGCTTTTTTTATGTGCGCCTCGGCAATCCACCGGAAGGCCGAGATACAGTCAGTCTTGACGGGGCTGGGGGCTGTCTGGCGGACCCAAACTACATTATTGACTGTTACGGAGTGGAAAGGTTCATTGCCGACATCGACCGAGACCGCGACTTCACCGATGCCCGCAACGGTGGCGGCATCGTCGGTGCCGTCCTAGACTACCTGATGCACGAGGGATTTGCGGCGTTCTTTTCGTCGGTGGATATACGGTCGGCACACGAATGGCGGCAGCGCTTTGTCCTGCACGAGTTGCGCCGCCTGCGCCGGGTTGCTTAACCCACCTAATTCAAGCCAAACGGCACACCGCCAAGCCGTTTTGGGGGTTGCCGGGCAGTAGGGTAGCGGCCAGCAGCTAAACGGCCTGTAGGCCAGGGGATTTGCGTGGCAGTATCCGTCCTTCAGATTGAGGTGCAAGACGAGGATTTCAAATCCTTTGTCAATCGCTTTGATGAATACAAAGCCTCGGTCGAAAAGCTGCCGGCACAGTGGCAAGACGTTACTACGGCCTTGTCCGAGCACGGCACGCATCTGGACGCTATTGCGAACGCGCTGTCTGCTATCGAGCAGCACACGAAGACGATGGCCGAGCACCAGCAGGGCTTCAGCCGCGCCACGGAGAGCAGCGGCCGCAGCATGTCCAGCTTGGCGCGTAGCACGGTGGACGTGGCCCGGCACATTAAGGAAGCGACGGAAAGCCTGCTGAAATGGGCGACCGTGACGGAGCTGGTCAGTGGTCTGCTAGGTGCTGGCGGGATATGGGGCATTGATCGTCTTGCACAATCCGCTGGCAGCAAGCTACGCAGCGCGCAAGGCGTCGGGGTTACGACTGGCGAGGCCGACGCCATGCGGATCAATTATGGTCGGTATCTCGATACCGACCATTTGTTGTCCAACATCGCGGACGCAAAGTCGGACTATAGTAAGCGCTGGATTTTCTCAGCACTTGGTATCGGTGAGGGTGAACTAAACAACGAAGACCCAGCAACCCTTGCCACGGATGTGATGTCGCGCGCGAAGCGCATGTATTTGAACAGTGACCGCTCACAGCAATTTGTCCAAGCGCACGGTTTGGATCAACTATTCTCGCAAGAGGATTTGCGCCGTTTGGCTGCGGGTGACTTGAACCAAAGCCAACAAGACTACGAGCAGGATAAAGCGGCGCTGACGCTACCCCCGAAGGACGCCAAAGCCTGGCAAGACTTCGATGTGCAAATGGAGCGCGCCGGCGTGCGGATTGAGCGCACCTTCATCGAAGGCTTGATTCCACTTGAAGGGCCGCTGGCGCAGTTGTCCGTTGCTTTCACTAAGGCTGTCGAATCTCTGATGGCGAACCCGCATATAAAAGAATGGATTGGTGACCTTGCTACAGGCATCAAACATTTTGCGGACTACCTAAATGATCCCAACGGCTTTACTGCTGATCTAGGTCATTTCGAAGATGCCGTGGTAAAGCTGTGGCACATGCTCGAAAACGTAGTGACGTGGATCGAGGGTAAGTTCGGTCCGGTTAAGGTCGTCAACCAAACACCCGGCGAGGGGCCGGGCGACGATCCCAACACTGTTGTTAACGGCGAGAAACTTAGCTGGTATGCACAACACCCCGAGGTAGTGCCGCCAGCAGCGCAAAACGATCCTGCTGCTTGGTATGCGGCACATCCCGCTGCCGTGCCTGCTGGTCGGTCCGTGGACCAAGCGCCCTATGACGTGCCGGCCGCTACACCGAAGTGGTATCAAGAACGGTTCGAGATACCGCCTCCGACACCAGCGGACGACTACCGGCGACTTGCGCGTGCGGCCGGCGTCAAGCTGACAGGTGTGGATGCGGAAGGCCGCAAAGTCACTGATCCGTTCTATAATGCCGCAACGGACCCCGACAGGCGTGACGAGTTCTTTGCTCAGGAATACGGAGCAAATCTTCCGGCCGGCTTACTGGCCAACGTCTACAAACTGGAATCAGATCAAGGTCGCAACCCCTCTACGTCACCTGCTGGCGCCAAGGGCGACTTCCAGTTTACGGATGACACAGCCAAAGACTACCCTGGCGGGCAGTCGCTCGATCCGCAGGAGGGCGCGACAGCGGCGGCGGACTACTTGCGGGATTTGATTAAACACTACCACGGCGACGTTACTGAAGCGCTGGCGGCCTACAACGACGGCCCCGGTAACATAGATGCGGACATCGCCGCGCATCATAAGGATTGGCGCAAGTTTCTGCCGGCCGAGACCAAGCATTATATCGACTATGCGCAGCGTGGCATTGGTGATTTTCGCCAAACGTCCAGCGCAAAGTCTGCTGGGCAGGCCCCGGTCAAGGTGCAAGTGGACGTCAACAATCCAGCCGGTGCTCAAGTGGCTGTCTCCGGTAGCCAGCTTGTCGGCGTGCCACGGTGAGTGATGTCCTCAACACCATTGGCCGGGTTATTTTCCGGCTTGGGTTCGAAATCTCGCCGATTGTTCTACAGGGCGGAATCGCGTCCAACATACCGGGTGGGATGCTCCCTATTGTGGCGATCACGGAGGCGGCTAACTTCGTAGCGACGCTGCTGAACGGCACGATCGACGTCAACTTAGACAACTTCTTTGCGCACTTCCGGCCGCTACCTGGTAGCACACTGGTCGACAACACAATCGGCTCCTACCCGTTTGCGAACCAGGCGGTAGCAGCTAACGCGGTGATTACGCAGCCGTTGAAGTTATCCATGCAGATGATCTGCCCTGTGAGGCAGGCGGGTGGTTATACGGCCAAGCTGATAACTTTCATGGCACTGAAGCAGATATTGGACAATCACATCAATCTCGGTGGTTTGTTCGTGGTTGCGACACCGGCCTACATCTACCAGAACTTGATTTTGCTTACGCTGACGGACACCAGCAACGGCGAGTCCGCACAAGTGCAGAATACTTGGCAGTTTGACTTCATCAAACCGCTGGTGACGCAAGCGCAGGCCGCGCAGTCGCTCAATACCCTGATGTCCAAGCTCAATAACGGGCAACCCACGGCAGGCGCCACGTCTGGCCCGGATGCTGTTACAGGCACGCCCGTAGGTGGGTCGGCCGGCCAGGTGACGGGTGGGAGCAACCTTGCTGGCACAGCGGCTCCGGGCTACGTGGACGTAACAGCAGGCTACACACCCGGCACCGTGACGACAACCGATCTACCATGACAACCTACGTCAATTTCACACAACCGCCCGACGCTGCGTTTCAATTCACTGCAACGCTGGACGGCAACCCCTACACTGTGACAGTGACGTGGAACTTGTTTGGTCAACGCTACTATGTGAACATCTACTCAGCCGACGGTGTGTTGATTGTGTGTCTGCCCCGCATTGCGTCACCACCAATCTCCGGTGCGCTGTCTTCCGGCCGGGACATATCACTGACAGCGGGTTACTTTACCTCGACAATGATCTGGCGGGACGAGTCACAGTGGTTTGAAATCAGCCCATGAAAAAAGATTACGTCATTGAGCGTGTAGGTAAGGGCTTTACGAACGCCGTGTTTCTTGTGCTCGGTGCGGGGAATCCTTACTGGACTGCAAAGCTCAACGGCGTCACTTATTTCGAAACAGAGAGCGCAGCCTACCAGGCCGCACTCAAAGCCAACCTCGAATGCGGTTGGAAAATAACGTGCTTCTTTAGTGATTGGTCCGTGTCATAAGATACTATAAGTTCGTGATAACGGACCCAACGTCGAAGAAGACCGTGTCGCTATATGACAGCTATCCCAACGGCGTGAATGATCCGGGCGCGTTGAATGTTGAGTTTGACTTCATGACCGCGCCCTACGCAGTGCCCACGGGCAATGCGTTTGCGCGCGTGTGGGGCATCTCCATCCAGGACATCGCGCAAGCGCGCAACCTGAACGGTAAGCTGGTCGCCATCTATGGCGGCATGCAAAAAGGGCTACCGCTGGCCAACCCAGCACAAGCAGGGCTTTTGATATCCGGACAAATCCTCCAGGCTTACGGGAACTGGATTGGAACGGATATGACGTTGGATATGCAAGTTGTGGCTGCGGCATCGCCCGACGTCGGTGGTCCTACAACACCACCTCCACAGAATATCGTTATCAACTGGAAAGCAGGCACACCGCTGGCGCAGGCTATTGCGACGGCGCTGACAACGGCGTTCCCAACCTACAAGCAAACAATCAACATCAGTAAGAATCTGGTGCTCGCCACGGACGAGAAGGGCTTCTACGGCAACCTGACGCAGTTTGCACAATACCTGAAGCAGATTAGTCAGGATGTAGTAGGCGGCACCTACCAAGGGGTCGACATTGTTGTCGGAGACAGTTCCTTCAATGTTTACGATGGGACTACGGTGACAACACCTAAGCAAATTCAATTTACCGACCTTATTGGCCAGCCCGTTGCGTTTGGTCCGCTGCAGATCAGCATGAACTGCGTCATGCGCGCTGACCTCTCCGTGGGCGACTACATCAAGATGCCTCCAGCGCTTGTTGAGACAACACAGAACTCGCTGTCGCAATACAAGCAGTCAAGCATTTACCAAGGGTCGTTCCAAATAGACACGCTGCGGCATGTCGGTAACTTTCGTCAGCCGTCCGGCATGTCTTGGATTACAACGATCCAGGCGCACCAGGCGTCGGCCGGCACATGAGCAACAATGCGCTCAGAACACCGCTGGTCCAATCGCTGCACACCTTTGCCTTGCAGAAGGTGCAGGACCAGCTACAGCTCACCGGCAAAGCGTTACCTTGTCATGTGGTAGCCGTATCGGGCGGAATTGTAACTGTGGCATTTGACGTGGTCAGCGCTTACACGCTGTCCGAGGTGACGCTGCCAGTGGCGGGTTCCATCTATTTGCGCGAGCCTATCCAAGTCGGTGATTTAGGTGTGGTGTTCTCTGCCGACGTATCGCTAGGCGGCATCAACGGCCTCGGGACAGGCACTCCAACGCTGGCGCAGCGGGCCAATTTGTCTTCCCTAGTGTTCCAACCCGTAGCTAATAAAGGCTGGGGTGGGCTGGTCGATAGCGGTAAGGTCCAGGTTCAAGGTCCGACGGGTGCAGTGATCCAAGATCTCGACGGCAACTGCGTTTTCATGTTGAGTTCGACAGGTATCACAATCACAATCGGCGGCGTAGTGGTGTGGGACATAACGCTGACTGAGAACAACATTACTGGTGCTACCTTGAATTCGAACTCACCGATTATCTCGCAAGGCATCCCGCTGGCCACACACTTGCACGTTGACGCAGGTGGCACGGGTGACAGCGGACCGCCCATACCGTGAGAACATGGGGTCGCGTCTACATTCCTAATCTGCCTATCGGTCCGCCTAACAATCCCGGGGTATGGACCGAAGTCACCACGGACGCTAACGGTTTCAACGACGATGTGTGGGTGACGACGCTCATACAGACGCTGAAGCTAAACCTTGGCGAAAGTCCGTTCTACGCGAATTACGGCATACCAGCGCACCCGACCATTGTTAGCCAAGTGCTACCAGACTTCTACGTGGCGCAAGTGCAACAGCAGTTTTCGTCCTATTTTGCGTCGTTGCTGATCGCGCGGACAAGCGCTGACCCTCCGACGTATTCTGTCAGCATCATCAAGCATAATGGTGTCAAATTGCTGCTACAGGTTCCAGTATGAGCGGCAGCACAAGCAGCTTGCCCACGGTGTTGACGACGGCCGGTTTGCAACCGCAGTCACCAGCCTCGCTGCTGGCACAGTTGATTGCCGCCGTGGTAGCGACCAATCCGGGCTACACGGCCAACCTGCCGGGGTCGCTGGTCGAGGACGTCTCCAGCACGGATGTCGCTGGCGTGGCGCTGTGTGATAGTGCGCGTGTGGAGCTAGTCAACTCTCTAACCCCCTACGGGGCCAACGCTTTCATTCTAACGCAGCTAGGAACCATGCTGGGCATCCCTCTTGGTCAGGGTGTTAACACAAGCGTCTATGTTGTATTCAGCAGTTCTTCAATTGGTTACGTGATCAACGCTGGCTTCTACGTTTCCGACGGCACATATCAGTACGTGACGCAAGATGCGGGGGTGATCGCTACTGGCGGTTCCAGTCAGCCAATTTACTGTATCGCGACGCAGGCCGGCACATGGTCGGTTGGTCCCGGCACAGTCAACGCGCTGGCCTCCTCAGTGCCAACAGGTATCACGCTGACCGTCACCAATCCCGAAGCAGGCGTGCCCAGCACAACTACTCAGACTGAGGGCGACTACAGGGCGCAGGTGATCCAGGGCTTGCAATGCACGGCGCAAGGTATGCCCGCATTCCTGCGTTCTCTGGTGGAGAATGTGCCAGGTGTGTCTGAGCGCTTGGTTAGCGTGCGGACGGTTAGCGGTGGTGAATACGAAGTCATTGTTGGGGGTGGCGACCCTTATCAGGTAGCGGGTGCAATCTACGAGGGGTTCTTCGACATCGCAACGCTGGTGGGCTCGACGATGTCGGTTTCCGGCATCACTAACGCGAACCCAGCCGTCGTGACCACAGCGCTCAATCACGGCTTCGCAACTGGCCAAGCCATCAACATTGCCGGTGTGTTGGGGATGACTGCCGTCAATGGCGGCCCTTATACAATCACCGTGCTGACTCCAACTACGTTTAGTTTGAATGGAGTCAATAGTTCTGGTTACGGCGCTTACACAAGCGGCGGGGTAGTGACACCAAACCTCCGCAATCAAGTTGTTACCGTGCAAGACTACCCCGACACGTATGCGATTCCGTTCGTGCAGCCGCCGCAGCAGCTTGTGACCATGACGGTGACGTGGAATACGGACTCAGTCAACGTCGTGTCCACTAGCGCAATCGCGGCCCTGGCCATACCTGCGATTGTTGCTTACGTGAATAACATTGTGGTCGGCCAGCCCATGAATATCTTTGTAATGATACAAGCGTTTCAAAACGCTGTGGTAAGCGTCCTGCCCGCCGCGCTTCTGACTCGTTTGACTTGGGCGGTTTCTCTGAACGGGGTTGCGGCCGCACCTTTGTCCGGCACAGGGTTGATTGCGGGTGACCCCGAAAGCTACTTCTACGCAGCGCCGTCCGGTATCAACGTGGTGCAAGGCTAATGGTCGCATTCCCGCCAACGGCGCCACAGTCACTACAGAATACCATTTCAAGTTACGTCTACCAAGAGTATTCAGATGACGATGACATACAGGCGTTTGCGGCGGCCTATAACGGCATGGTGCAAACTTATGTTGATTGGTTCAACACAATCAACCTGCCTGTCTACACCGGAGCACAGATCAGCGGCTCTTTACTGGATTGGATAGCAACCGGACTCTACGGGCTACCCCGTCCAGTTATTCCGGGTAGTAGCGCTCCCGCGATTGGCCTGCTGGCTACCTACTTCCTAGCACAGCTCGAGCTTGCACAATACAAGACGTTTCCCGCGCAAACCGTCTACCCTGTGAATGACGATATCTACAAGCGCGTATTGACTTGGCTGCTCTACAAGGGTGACGGGTTTCAATTCACAACACGCTGGCTCAAGCGACGAATAATGCGTTTTCTTGTTGGGGTGGACGGTGTTGGTTACGTCGGCGGCACGCATGCGCGCGGCGGGTTGATTTTGCCGGCAAACCTTGTGGATAATCGCGCAACACAAGGCACCTACGTCAACATGGCCGGCACGTTGGGGATCGCTCCAATCAATACGCCGCGCGTTGACTGGTCGCAAGGGTCCGGGCAGTTTCTTGACGAGGTCGCCAGCACGAACTACATTACGAACCCGATGGCCATCAACGCGGTCGTCGGCACGGGCGGCTCAGGTGCGGCACTTCCAACAGATTGGTCCTGGCCGACTACACCACCGCTGACCTGGCAACTCATACAGTCCATCACAGTCAACGGCGTAGGTTACGTCGACATTCGGCTGTACGGCACACCGACAGCAACGCAACTTGTTCTTCAAATGGAGAACTCACTGCTATCGGTGGCGGCCGGTGAGTCCGTGACGTTCAGTGTGTATGGGGCGCTGGTCGGTGGCACGCGCGCTAACGTGGTCGGTGTCTACCCAAACCTACGCTTCACGACGTTTTCTCCGCTGGGTCCGGATCTAAGTTTATTCCCAACACCAGCACGACTGTCCGTGCAAGACATTGCACCAAACGTAGATTCCGGTTATGGCGGAATCTTGTTTTTGTTTGGGGATACCACAACAGCCGTCGACATCACAATGCGGATTGGTGGTGCCCAGCTGGAAGCACAGAACGAAGCTACCTCACTAATTCTACCGCCTACTGGCACGACAGCGGTATCCAATCGCGCTGCGGATATCGTGTGCTATCCCACACAGATTGACAATACATACCCCGTAAGCGTGACGTTCTCTGGACGGCAAGCGAACATCGCTATCACGGGGTTCGCGTCAATCAAGCCTTTGTTTACAGCGGCCGTGGCGTCCGGCGTGCTGCCGTTGCCCCCGCAATTCACCTACGTCGTCTCATAGGAGTTCCGCAGCATGAGCTTGCTGATCTTCAAAAACCTCGCAGCGTCCACGCTGGCGGGCTCCATATCAAGCTCGACAACGTCACTAGCGCTGGCCAGTGGTGGGGGCGCGTTGTTCCCCAACCCCTCAACTGGTCAGTATTTCGTGGTCTGCTTGACTGACGCTGCTACGGGGTTGCTTCTCGAGATTGTGTGGGTGACGGCGGTGTCCGGCGACACCTTCACAATCGTCCGTGCGCAGGAGGGCACAACGGCGCTGACTTGGTCCGCTGGTGATAATGTCCAGCTGTTGTGGACGATGGGTCAAGCGGCCACAATGATTCAGCGCCAGCAACTACAGATCCAGGCTGATAACTACGTGGTGGCTTCGGGCACGGCGAATACCATTGTTCTTACGCTGCCGATTGGGCCAGGTAGCTTGTCCGCTTTGACGGGTATGCCGATTCGTTTCCAAGCCATTGCAACGAATACAGGCGCGGTGACGCTAAACGTCAACGGGTTTGGTGCTGTAAACCTCAACACACCAGCGGCTTATTCCCTGGTCGGCGGCCAGCTTCAAAGCGGCGGTGTCTACGAGGTTATCTACAACGGCTCCACATACCAGCTTCAAACGATTCCACCGATTGGCGGAATCTATTTTGGAACAGATACCGGCTCAACCAACAATATCGTCGTAAACATTCCAACGATGAACTACTTGGCTATCGGACAGCCTTTCTTGGTTCGCATTGTTTCTACGAATACCGGCGCGACGACTATGAATTTGAATGGCACCACGCGCGTCGTCGCCAGGGGGGGAAACGCGCTTTACCCGAATACCCTCGTCGGTGGTTTGATTTATGAGTTCGTCTTTGACGGCTCAAACATTCAGCTTCTCTCGCAAACCGCCCTGACACAGAGTGGCACCGGCGCTGGGATGTTGGCTAACCAGACGATGATCGGGTGGAGTGGCTCCCAGCTTCTGGCGCAAGTTGATAGCACACCGCTAGGCGCGATCGCGTTCCAGTTCACGCACGGAATGGCGATCTACAACATTCCCGGCAGTTTCTCGGTAACAGTTCCCGCAGGCGTATCGCAGTTCAAAGTTCGCTTGTTTGGTGGCGGTGGTGGTGGTGGTGCGTCTGGTTCGAGTGGTCCCGGCGGTGGTGGTGGTGGTGGGGGCTACGTCGAGGGCTGGGCCAGTGTAACCGCTGGCGCGACTTACTCTGGTGTCGTCGGGGGTGGGGGCTCCGGGGGGTCAGGGGGCGGTAACGGCGGTAACGGCGGGACCTCCGTGTTTGGTGCGTTCAGCGCCGGGCAAGGACTCGGCGGTCTCGGAAACGGCGCAGTCTTTACGGCCAACGGCGGGTCCGCGTCGGGCGGTGTGCTGAACGTAGCGGGGCAGAACGGTGGCCTCATCTATCAGTTTTACGGGGGCTTCTGGAGTGGCGGCCCTGGTGGGCCGCCGGGCTTCGGGTTCCCCGGCGTCGTCGGAGCCGGAAACGTCGGCACGGCCGGCAACAATGGCGCGAACTATGGCTGTGGCGGCAACGGCGCGGGAACGAACGCAGGGTTTACAACCCCCTTCAGCGGCGGTAACGGCGCGGGCGGCTTGGTCATAATCGAGTGGTAAGCGCGCACCGCCAGGCCGGTTTAGCCACTGGCCGCTACTACATCCCCAGCTCCACCTCTAAAACGGCCTGGCGGTGCTTGAAAAGCCGTTTTTAGCTGGTGCGTGCTACTACCACAGAGGAGGCTAAGCCATGGCAACCGGAACCGCTGGCGCAAACGCGATTCTCACGTTTGTCGCCGGCAAAACGCTTTTCTTGTCGCTCCACACGGGCGCACCGGGCTTGACCGGAAACAACGAGCTGACCTCCGGCACAGCCCCCGGTTACGCGCGCCAATCCGCCCCGATGGGGAACGTCGCGAACAGCATGTTCAACTCGACGGCAGACATCGTGTTCACGTCGACGTCGGGTGGTGCGTGGCCGGCTGTGAACTACTGCGCGCTGTGGGACGCTGTGACCGCCGGCAACCTGTATTTCACGACAGGTCTCGACGCGCAGGTCACGGCAGTCGCGGTCGCCTCGGGCGGAACCGGATACGTGTCAGGGGACGTCGGAAGGACCGTGACAGTTTCTGGTGGGACGGTGCAGACCGGTTTCAGCGCGGCGCAGGTGACTATTTCTACGGTCTCTGGCGGTGCTGTGACCGGAGTCGCGTTGGCGAACAGCAATCAGTACGTGATCGGTGGTGTGCCATCTTCGCCCGCTGCTACGTCAGGCGGCGGGACGACGGGTAGCGGGCTGACCGTCACGATCACGTCGTCATTCGCGTGGACTCTGTCTGCTGCGTCGACGCTGACAGTGCCCAACGGATCACTCGTGTTCATACAGAACTAGCTAGTGTGACCTCGTGGCCAATCTAAGCATCGGCGCGGGGAATCCAGGCGCAGCGACTCCTGGAAGCAGCGGCGTTGGAGCGGGCGTTCTACAGAAGCTGCGTATAGGTGCTGGGAATCCAGGTGCAGCGACTCCTGGAAGCAGCGGCGTTGGAGCGGGCGTTCTACAGAAGCTGCGTATAGGTGCTGGGAATCCAGGCGCTGCGCTGCCTGGAAGCAGCGGCATCGGCGCAGCAGTCGGATTAAAGCTGCGTATAGGTGCTGGGAATCCAGGTGCTGCGCTGCCTGGAAGCAGCGGCGTTGGAGCGGGCGTTCTACAGAAGCTGCGTATAGGTGCTGGGAATCCAGGCGCTGCGCTGCCTGGAAGCAGCGGCATCGACGTCGGAATACTCATCAGCTATCTCACCGGCCTGCGCGTCGGTGCTGGCAACCCGGCATCTACAGCAATAGGTGCGCGTAGTCTCGGTGCGGGCGTCGTCACCACAACGCGCGTTGGTGCTTACGGAGTGTCCGCTACTACAGGCACGGCGATCACAGTGACCCCTGCTCTGATCACACAGACGGGTATTACACAGATCGAGATCGCGCTGGGGTTGATACCCTACACACCTTATTCGAGTTTGTCCGCAATCGACTACGATTGGAGCGCTTAACCATGAGCTACCCCAACCAACAGAACGCGGGATCAGGTGCTATACCCGTTGAGATTTCGCCTTATTCCTACACTCCGCAAGGCTACCAGCAGATTACGTCGCTGAGCGCTGCGACGTATTTGACGCCGCCCACGGGTGCGACAGTTGCTTTTATCAGCGTGGGCGGCGCTGGTGTGCGTTACCGAGACGACGGCACGGCACCGACTGCAACCGTGGGTGTTCCTGTTGCGTCCGGCAGCCAGCTTCAATACTCAGGTCCGCTGAGTATTGTGCAGTTCATCCAACAGGCTGCAGGAGCAATTTTGGATATCAGCTACTACTCGTAGCGACGCACAAGGCTTTGTTACGCACAAGGCCCTGTTATTAACGCACAATTTACGCTAGGGTGTGTGTTACGTGTGTTATGCTGGGAGCAACCAGCATAGGGGCCTCTTGTGATTTCGCCGGAGATGCAGCCGTGTTGGATAACTGCGCTATAATGGAAGATATTCCAGACGTGCCGGAGGAGGAGGATACAGGGCCAGCACTTCGACATCTTGTGACAAGAGCTGCACGCGCGCAACGCGTTTCCGATTTTGGGCGCATGGAACTGGAAGCGGGTCTTGTTGACATCTTTGAAAGCGAATCCATCGGGCAACTGCGGGCCGACCTCCGCTGGGTGCGTGAGGTGAGGGCCAAGAAAGCCAGCGATGAAGAAAATCGCGCAAAGGATTGGCGGGGGCGCAAGCAAGCTATATGGGTAGCCGCTGCTGCTGGAATAACTAGCGCCGTGTTGACCATCATCATAACTAAAGCACAATGGGTCTGGTCCGTGCTGACAGGTCACGGAGGGATCACGCCGTGACCTTGCAAGAAGCCGGTTTGATCGCGCATCTCAGGTGGCGCTTGATTCTGGTCTCGGCAGTAGTGGGAGCGCTCTGCTCCACGCTTCTGTTTGATTCAACGCGCACCCCGCCAGTCAAACTCATTGATATCCGCGACGCGGACGCAGTCACGTTTCGCGGTGGCCGCTTGGAAATCTATGTCAAGAAAGAACAGCACTACACTTGCGATCGCCGTGTTGACCAGGGATTGCGCCGGTATGAGGTTCGCAACGGCAAGCGTGAACTAATCATCGTTCCCCTACAGTCGCCACCTAAGGCGCTTGTTCCTCCCGGACTCGACCACTATATCAACTCGCTAGACATTCCGGAGAACATTGGGATCGGGACATGGGGTTACGTGCTGCGCGCAACCTGGAGCTGTCCGCTTACGCCGTGGTTCTTGCAGCCCTCACCGATCGAGACCAAGGACGTGCCGGTTGTAATAGAAGACCCTAAGACCGTGTCGTCCGCGCGTGTCGTAGTGGAACCACCTGGCCCGCTGACGATAATTCCCGTTCCCGTGAGCAAGTAGTGTCTTCTGTATTCGACCAGTGTTTTGCGCTGACGGTCGGAGTAGAGGGTCCGTTTGACCGCAGTTCCGGCGACTCAGGTAACTGGACAGGTGGTGCTGTCGGTGTTGGTAAACTGGTGGGCACCAAGTTTGGGATTTCCGCTGCATCATACCCAATCCTCGACATTCAAAATCTAACGCTGACGGACGCACAAACAATTTACTTGCGGGACTTCTACAACCCGATTAGCGGGGATCAGCTCCACCCCATGCTCGCCGGTTTGCTGTTTGATGCCGCTGTAAATCATGGTCGCGGCTGGTCTATTCCAGCGTTCCAGCGTGCCGTAGGTGTTGCGGATGACGGCGTTATTGGCCCTGAGACGCTTAGTGCGGCCAGCACCAACATTCCTACGCTACATGCGGAGTTTGCCCGGCTACGTGACGAACAATACCGCTCTGACAAGCAATGGCCCACGGACGGCAAGGGTTGGATACGTCGCTTGATGTATGTGGTGGCAGCAAGTTCTCAATTCGCGTCTAACTAGGAACACACTATGCAGCACGTTGACCTGACGCCGCTTGTGACTGTCCTACAACCGCTCATGTATGCGGCGCTGACTGCGGCAGCAAGCACACTGGTCGCGTTCGCGTTCGCGCATTGGCCGGTCTTGCAAAAGTTCGTGGATCAAACAACCGTGGATCGCGCGCTCGGTCGCGCTGGCGGCATCGCAAACTCAGCACTAGCCGGACGCATCACCAACCTCGGCTTCGTCACACATGACCAAGCGGTGGCCGAGGGTGCGCAGTATCTGATCTCCGCCGCGCCCGACGCATTGAAGCGACTCAACATCACACCGGATCACATCGACCGCATGGTCACTGGTGAACTCGGCACGCTGCTGGACAAGAGCACTCACGCGTTGCCAGCACCTGCACCACAGACAGCGCATACCACTACGGAGACCACAACTACAACACCATGATTCGCATCGCGCTGGTCGTGCTGCTGGCCGGAGTTGTAGCCGGTTGCGCATTTCTCCGGCGCGTTGATAAATACGTGCAGACCGTCGCCGCATCGGACATGCAGCAACCTCCCTACGGAGATCAAAAATGAATCGTCGTAACCTCCTGCGCACTACTTTCCTCGCACTTCCGATGCTGGCCGTGCTGTCCGCGTGTGGCACAACCACCGTTGCGCAAATCGCCGCGCAAATCACAGCGGACGTCGATCTGGTTGCGCAGTCGCTTGACGCCCAGCTCCCGGCACTGCAAGCCGCCCTTGGCGTGAACGCCGCCGCAGTCGGTGCCGTTGCAACGGAAGTGGAGCAGATCGTTGCTGCCGCAGCGGCGTTCGCGGTCGCCACCAGTCAGGCGACAGGCGCACCGATCGTGACGCAAATCGCTTCGGACTTCAGCGCGCTGGAAACCGCCTTGGCAGGGTTCACGCTGCCGGCGACGTTGCAGAAGATCATCACTGCCGTCAGCGTGCTACTGCCGATTATTGAAGTCGGCGTCGGCCTGCTGGCCACCCCGTCCGCCGCAGCAAACACCATGACCGCTGCCCAAGCGCGTGCGGTTTTGCTGGCAGCGCGCTGATGCCGGACCATTCACAGTTTAAGCTAGGTCGGAAAGACAACCGGCCCGGCTTGCCCAAGTTGCCGTTGCTGTCCGAGGTGCTGCCGAACTTGCCCACACCAGCACAAGTCGGCGGCTACGGTGTGCGCGAGACCGGCTGGGGTATGCTGGGCAACGACACGTATGGTGACTGTTATCCAGCGTTCATGATGCACAGCATCACGGCCATGACGCGTTGGAGCCAGGCCGTACCATACGTCGCCAATACGGTGCAGACTCTGTCACTGTATTCCGCGATTACGGGTTTCAACCCGAATGAGCCAACCACGGATCAGGGCACCGAGCCAGGTATTGCGATCGACTACTGGTTGAATACCGGCGTCGATCTCGGCAACGGCACTCACAACAAGCTGGCTGGCGCTGCCGGCATCCGTGCCGGCGCGTGGGACGATCTTGTCGACGCCCTGGCGTGGGCTGGTGACTGCGGTATCAGTTGGAGCTTGCCGGTCTCCTGCCAATCACAAGAGGTTTGGGACGTGGTGGCCGACGATGGCGGTGTGTGGGGCGGCCACGAGACCAAGGGGCTATTCTACAATAACGACACCGGTCTGGTTCGTTTTGTCTCGTGGGGCAAGGAACTGCTGGCCACGAAAGCGTTCGTCGAAAAATACATGGTCGGTGGTGTTGTGCCGCTGAATCATGACGCAATTCGCGGTAACGGCCTCGATCCCATGTCGATCAACTGGACTCAGCTTGCGTCTGTCGGCCAAGCCTTGCGCGCTGCAATCGGGTAGGGAATAAACCAATGAGCCCCATCAGTGTAATCATTTTGATTCTTGTGCTGCTGCTGATATTCGGCGGCGCCGGAGTCGGGTGGGGTCAATGGGGTGGTCCAGGCTTCACGCACTACGGGCGGGGTGGTGTCGGTCTCGGCGCCGTCCTGCTTGTTTTTCTTCTGCTGTGGTTCTTTGGAGTGATCTGATGCTTCGCATCATTCTACTTGCTGGCGTAGCCCTTACACCGCTGCTGGCGCACGCCGCTGCGCCCGCAACCATGATCACCTCCACGGTCGCGGTCACCAAGCCCGCCACCGCTGCTGTAGTCGTCCCTGCGGCCACGGCCGCCAGCAACGCCGCCGCCATCACCGCGCTCAAGACCGACATGGACGCGCAGTTCGCCGCCGTGCTGGCGGCCATCAAGGCGCTTCCGCAGTCTGCCGTTGTCACACCGCCGCCTGCTACCTGCCCGGCGACGCCGCTTGCGACCGTGACGGTTGGTCCCGGCCAGACATTCACCGAGATGGCGTCGGCGATCCCCTGCATGGCCAAGGGATTTACCATGACGGTGCTGGCCGGCACCGCCGACCTCGTGCCGTTCGATATTCCCGTCGGACTCGACGGCTGGACCATCCTCGGCCAAGCGGACGGCAAGGAGAGCATTGACGGGCAGGGCGGCATCGCCGCCGGACACCGGCTGGCGTGGGGCAAGGGTTGCATCCACGCCCAGTCGCCAGGCCACGTCTACGGCCTCGTGCTGAAAAACTGCGGCGGCCCGGCGAGCGGCGGCGGTGGTAGCGGCGAGGCCGGCGTCTACGCGGAGAACTTCGCCGCACCCGGCACGCTGGTGCTAGACCATCTGCTGATTGAGCACAGCGACGACGGGGTGTTCTCGCCGCCCTACTCGCCGGCGGTGTTCGGCGGCCCCGGCCAGAACGTGACGTTGGACGTCGAATCCTGCGATTTCGTGAACAACGGCCAGAGCCTCGATGGCCTGAGCCACGACATCTACGCCACCGGCGCCGCTTTGATCGTCAACAACTCCAATTTCTACGGCAACACGTACGGAAACCAGATCAAGACCCGGACCCTGACCACCACAGTGACAGGTGGCTACAATGCCAACAATGGCGGCGGTCGCTGGATCGACGCCGCGAACGGCGGCGTGGTGACAGTGACCGGAGGCGTCTACGATGTCACCGCATCCACGCCGGGTGAGAACGTCATCGGCTTTGGCGAGGAAGGCATCGTGCCCACAACCAACAGCATGGCGTGGTCAGGGGCGCACCTATACGTCGGGCGTTTCAACTCGTCGGTCATGGTCGCAGCGAACGAAAATGTCGCGTTCGATAGCACGAACACGCTGGCCTGGACCGGCAACGGAGCCAGCATCGGCGTAAGCGGCGGCGGCACGATGACCGGGCTGGCGACCTCGCCGGCGGCCGGCGCGGTGTTCGTGAGCGATCCGGCGCCGCCGGGGCATATCTCGGGGAATCCGTGATGATTGGCGGCGTTGTAATCTTCGTGTCTGTTCGCGGTGAACGAACTTGCCTCTGGTGCGCCGAGCGCTTGTATGACGGTTTCGGAAACCGTGCTGGCATCGGAGACGAGTGCGGGGTCTATGTGGATTTAGACGGGGAAATCCCGTCTGTGGGCGACGATGTGTGGTGGCAGTGCGGAAAGGTTTACTGGACGCCGGAGGACGAGCGATTCCATGACCGGCCGCTGCGCAAAATCGGTTACTCTGGATCGAGTCAGGCTATGATGAACGGCAGCGCGGCGCTGGGGAGCGATCCGGCGCCGCCGGGGCATATCTCGGGGAATCCATGATGGCAACCGAAGTTCTGAGTTCTAAGCTCGTTCTTCGGCATTACGGGCCGCTTCGTTCTCTGCATGAACACTGGTGCCCTGGATGCGAGAACACGCATCAAATCGCTGTCAAGCAGCCGTTCAAGAACGGAGCACAGTGGACGTTTGACGGCAATGCTCAGGCTCCGACATTCGCGCCGTCTGTGAATGTTGCCGCAAATTTTCCAAAGCTCCGGTGTCACTACTTTATTCGCGCTGGAAAGATCGAGTTTTGCGGCGATTGCCATCACGATCTGCGCGGGAAAACGGTGGAGCTACCAGACATTCCGCCGGACTGGCTTGAATAGTCTTGCCAACCATAATCGTCGGCGGATTTTTTCGCGCTCCCACGGAGGCCGCCAGGCCAGTTTGGCCGCTGGCCGCTACTATACCCCCAGCTCCACCTCTAAAACGGCCTGGCGGTGCTTGAAAAGCCGTTTTTAGCTGCCGGGTAACAGCCCCATGCCAGCGAGGTAGGCGAACCCGGCCGTGGTCAGCTCAACCAGCGTGCCGTGAGCGGACCCGTCAGAGGGGTGTCCCATGACGCGACGCAGCCAGCCGGTAGCAACCAGCTTGTCGACCGCCCGGCTGATCACGCTTGGGTTGATGTCCATCACAGCGGCTAGATGGACGGGTGCTTGCGGCCCCTGCTCGGCGCAAGCAACCACGATGTAGAGCTGCCGCACGGTGAGTCGCGCGCTGGCGTTGTCGCCGTAGCGCACGACTCGGAGCAGCGTCTCAGCTAGGTCACTCATTTAGTGATTTGTCCTCAAAAATCTGCTTGGACTGCTGGTATGCGACCAGCGCGATCAAGCGCCCGCGCCACGTCTCACCGCGATGCAACCGGGCCTTGCTGCCCGTGCTAAACGCGGTCTTGTATTCTGTGTCCGCCGCTTGCACGGCGTCCAACTCCACGAGAATCTGCTCGAAACGGGTCAGGTTTTTCGAGAGGTCTAAGGCGTTCCGAAGAACCATGTCCCGTCTCCTGCTGTCCGACCGGACCACCCGGCCACAACCCCATATATAGGGGCCAGCTTGCGAAAGAGCAAGCCATAAAATTCAAGCCCGCAAAGATTTCCAAGTGGCCTTCCCGTGGATCAAGGTGCGCAAGATGTCCTTGCCTTCTGATATGAAATCCAGGACACGCTTATCCACTGGCGACGACACTAGGTCATCCATAATCAGGACGCGCTGGCCCCGCTCACCCAGCGGCCGCGCCTCGGCTTGCTGGCGGACAATGGGACTGGTCGGGGATTCAAAAAACAGCAAGTAGTCGGCCCGGTTGAGGTCGATGGCTGTCCCACCCGTAGCGGTGTTGGCCACTAGCACTTGCGCGTTCCCGTCTACAAACGCACGCCTGGCAGCGCCCTTATCGCGCGCTTGACCATAAAGCCAGCTATGCTTGATTTTTAGCTCTGTCAGCAGTTTGCAGATCAACAGGCCGGTGTGCGTGTATTCGTGGAAAATCACAGTAGGCACGTCACCCAGCTCCATCAGTAGATCACGCAGCCAATCCAGCTTACTCGGATGCGGGAAATGCAACACATGCTCGCTTAGCTCGTCGTCCGTGTAAGGCAAATACCCGCTGCTGATCATGCGTAAGCGCGAGAATGTAGACCCGACTTCCACGGGGTCCAAGTCGTCGGGGCGTGTAATCACACCGCTGATCACGTCATTGTAGGCGTTCCTTTGCTCCGGTGACATGCGCAGTTCCACGCGATTGTCCAGCACGGATACTTGCGTCACTTCGGCCCGCGCGTAGGCCATCGATATGGATTCGATGCGCGTCTGAAGGATGGGTTTTAGTGACTCGTCGAACGCCAGGGATTCTTTTGTCGGGCTAAACCAGTTCTTTACTTTCTTGCTGAAGGCCGTGCGGAAGAACTGCGGACTGGTGCCAAGGCAATCACCGTCGTCAATCAAGTAAGCCTGCGCCCATACGTCCAGCGGGAACCGGCCGAACGGTGTGCCGGTCAAACCAATGCGGAATGTGCATTTCCGCACCAGCTCAGCGGCCATTGCAAACCAAAGCCCCTGTTCGTTCTTGCAGCGGTGGATTTCGTCAATGATGCAGAGCGACCAGCAGCCGGCCACCTGGCGTAGCTTAGCGCGATCCGGGTAAAGTTTAGGCTGACCTTTGCGCGACTTCTTTTTGATTGTAAACATGGCCTGTAGCACGGACCACGTCACAACAATTAAGTCTACGTTCTCGCTAATCGCTTGCTCGAGCTGCGCCAGGTTGCGCACGGCCCGGACGTTGAGTGCGCTGTGCTTACTAGCCTCGAACTCCCAAACGTCCAGCGCGACAGGTGCGTGCGCAATTACTAGCCCCGCGTCCGACCACAGACCCGCGTGTCGTAAGTGTGTCGCCCAATCCAGCGCCATTTTGGTTTTGCCGAGACGCGTGTCGTAGAATAACAGACAGCGCATCATGTGCAGCGCGAACGCTAACCCCTCGAGCTGGTGCTGGCGCAATGGCGTGCGCGTGTTTAGCTCAACACCAGTGTCTTGCGCAATATGACGACGCAGCGCGTGGTAATTCTCGCCTTTGAAGTCTGGCCGCTTAGTGGGAACGTAAGCCAGGTATCGCTGTATGGCCTCGGGGTCGATAGGCATGTCATTTGGGTTCGCTTAGTTTCTTGACAGCGGCTTCGATGTGTCCGTCCATGCGGGTGCTGTCGATTGCGAACTGACCTGTCTCGTAGTTCTGTGAAATCATCACAGTAAATCCATCGCGCACGGAACGCGCCGCGTCCACGAACAGGCGCGCCAGACCCAGCTTCTTTTCGGCCTCTGTTTGGCTATAGGTCAGCACGGTGTCGGCTGTCATGATTTGTGAAAAGTCCTCGGCCACATGCGAGCGGTCAACCCGTAAGGCGGAGGACGCGCTGCGATTGCCCTGCGCTACAGTGACGAGAGCGTGGTTCCGACGTATGGCTTGGCCACGCAGTCCCACGGCCACTCGGCCAATGTCGATGCGGTAGTTGCTGCTGTCGACGGCCATCAAAGCTGGATAGTCAAGCAGAACTACATCCGGCACGAACTTGTCCGTTCGCGCTAGAGAGTCCAAGTATGCGTCAAGTTGCGCGACAGTCAGGGAACCGCTAGGGAATTGCTTAATCAGCAGAGCACCACGCTGGCTAAGTGCCCGCACTTGCGGGGTAAGCCGGGCGCGTCCAATGTCCGTGATGGATTCCGTCATGCGTGGTTCCGACAACAGTAGCTTAGTGCCGTCGTGGCTGCTGTTGTCAAAGTTGATTGTTTGCACCAATTTGGATTCAGTTGCAGTCAGCGCAAATACGGATTGCACATAGCGCTGGGCAACCTGCTCCTCCGGCATTTCCAATGTAACGTGCAGAACGCGGTGGTTGTGCTGCATGGCTTGCTTGCCGGTTTCAATAAGGAACCAGCTTTTGCCGCGCTTAGCGGGTGCAATCATCATGTAGACAGCGCCGCGCGCCGGCACTACGCCAGCGTTGTCCAGCACGTCTACGCCGGACGGGAACCAATCTTCGTCCCGCTTGTCCATAAAGCGGAGCGACTGTTCCGGCTTGGCCAGCCAGGTGCCTGCTGTATTGTTCTGCTCCATTGCGCGATTGTAGAGCGCTTCGCGGGCTTTGCGCGTGTCGCCCCGCGACAACGCCTCCGAGGCCGCTACTAGCGCGACAGACATAGTGCGAAGTTCAATAAAGTGGTCAAGCTGGTCCAGCACGAAGCGGGGTTGGATCTCAGCGGCCAGTTCCCGCATTTGGTCGAGGGTTTGACGCATTAGCTTACCCTCGTCGCCCCGCTGCAAACGCTCCTCGAGCAAGTCATACAAGTGTGTGTGGGGGGCGCTGCCGTAGCGCGTGATATGCTTGTAGGCCTCTTGTGCGATTTCCCGATAAATGCGTGTGCTAAACAACGCTGGGTCGAGACGTAACAGTAGAGCCGGCGCGCGCTGGTCATCCCAACCGATTAGGGTTAGGATGTTTTCTTCCAGTGATCCTTTCAGCTCTGGTATCACGGGAGGCCCGCAATCTTGTGCAGCTGAAGTGACAGCCTATAGCCGTGGACCATCGAACTTGTGACGGCGGCCTGCAAGTTAGCTGCGTTGGCTGTTGGGTCGTCCTCGTCGCAGGGCTGCACGTAGATCACGGAGTATTTTCGCTCCGATCGAAATATACGCGCGGCCTGCCCAACAATTTGCGTTGATTTGTTGGGCAGGCCGTCGTCACCAAGTTCGCCAGCGCGAATGATGTATTTCCAAAATACTACGCGCTCCTCGATACGCGGATGCACAGCCGGGGTCTTTGGCGAGCACACAATCACAGGTGCTTTGTCGTAAGGAACGTCTTCCATACCCTCCGGCCAGACGGTGCCGGCGGTTTCGATTTGGAAGATGGCTTGCGTGTTTGCCATAAGCAACTCGGGCAGGGCTTGCAGCATGGGCTCACCGCCCGTCAGCACCACGCGCTTCGCTTGACTGGCGCAGATGGTGGCGACAAGCTCTTGCAGGCTTAGAATGACTGTTGTATCGAAATTCGTATCGCAAAAGTAGCAACGCAGATTGCACTCAGCAAACCGCACGAACAGCGCCGGCCATCCGGCCCACGGCCCTTCTCCTTGTATGGTTTTGAATATGGAGTGTATCGCGTAGCCCTGCTCGAGCTTGCGCCGACCTACTATTAGGTTCTTGCCGTGCATGGTGTCCTCCTAGAACTTGGTTACGGTCGCGCTGCATTTGCGCGTTTCCTCCACGCGCACGGATTGCAACCCAGCACCCGTGCCGAGGAGCTGCTGCGGTCCGATGATATACATCAGGTGGTTCGCCATGTTTTCTGCCGTGGGATTGAACGGCACGCCGATCAAGGACTGTGTCAGCGGGTCCGTGGGATCACCGGGGTAGCCCTCGCGCAGCAGCAGGCTCATGCGTCCGTAGAGCGGATCTTTCTCCCACAAGAGGAACTTGTGATCCCAGTTGTCCTCCAACCACATGCACAGCTTGCTTTTGATGATGCTGAAGTCAATTACGCGACCAATAGTGTCCAGGTCTCCCGCGATACTACCAAGCGTGAAAGTTACCCGGTAGTTGTGGCCATGCAGCCCCGCACAAGCGTTCTCATGCCCGTAAACCCGGTGGCCACAAGAGATGTCGTGGTAGCGTTCGGCGGTGATCATGTTGCGGTCCTCTTGAGCGTTGGCTTCGTGAGCTTCGGGGGCGCTTGCGTATCGAGGTCTAGTAGCGACCCGGCACTACCCGCCGTCACAGCACGGGCGAGAAACTTGCAAGCCTCGCGGTAGTAGGATTGCTTCAGTTCTGTGCCGATAAACCTACGCTTTTGTTGGACGCTGACGTAGCCCTCGGACCCTATACCCGCGAAGGGTGAGAGCACTGTATCCCCCCGCGTGGACCATAGGACCAATGCGCGCTCTATTAGGTCTAGTTGGAGCGGCGCGATGTGGCGTTCGTCTGACTCCTCGCGCGCCAACTCCCGGTTTAGCGTGTTGTACCAATCGATAGTGGTCCATACGGGGGACGCCCACTCCTGCCATTGTGCCAAGGGGAAGCTCTCCGGCGTGTGTGTAACAGGCTTATCGTTTTCCCCTGGCACGCGGAACACCAATAGGTAGTCGGGGAACCCTTGCCGGCTTTTGATGCTATCCTTGCGAAGTTGCTTGTAGAGCAATCCGATGGATTTGTTGCGCTGCATCTCTGTGACCGGCGACTTCCAAAGCGTTACACGGGAATGCAGGGTATGCCCATGCGCTTCGTGCGCGCGGATCAGCATACCACTGAAATCCTTGATACCGATGCGACCGTCCCGCCACTTGACGTAAGGCAAGTCGGAGCAATGAACCGCGATCAAGCGGCCGGGGCGGAGCAACCGCGTGAGCTCAGCCACGAGATACCCATAATGATCGAAGAACTCGCTATCCGACGTGGCGTTGCCCATGTCTGCCATGCTGTCCGAATAGATGAACAGGTTAGCGAAGGGAGGGGAGTAGATCGAGAAGTCGACGCAACCGGCGGGTAGCTGGCGCAGCACTGACACGCAATCGCCCTGGTAGAGGGCGTAATCCTTAGTGAGTGATTGGTCCAAGCATTCTACAGCCATGCCGGTAAGTCCCCTGCTTTCGTTGGTCTGTAAATTGTGCCTTGGTCAGCTATACGCATCGCCCGCTTGGTAGCGGCGCGCATCTCAAGTTTCATGCTGGCGTGCTTCTCCGACTTGTTACCGAGGATCGCATCGATGTGCCGCTCGCCGTCCGCGAAGATCAGATGCACAACCACCGTGCGCGCCTGGCCAAACCGCCAAAAGCGCCGCACAGCTTGATACCATGTTTCATACGAGAACGAGCGCCCTACGAACACGGTGCGCGCGCAGTGCTGCCAGTTGAGACCAAAGCCTGATAGGCTGGGCTTGGTTATGATCCGCTTGTTAGCACCCGTGGAGAATGCCAGCAGTGACGCCTCCTTCTGTGCGGGGCTTTGGCTGCCCCGCAAGTCCAACGCACCGGGTAAGCGCCGGCATAACTCATCCGCCTCGTAATCTGTATCGCACCAGATAGCCCACGCCTCATCAGGTTCCGCCTGCACGATGGTTTGCACCAGATCGGCGCGTCCCGCCGCCGTGCTGCGCTTTACGCCATGTAGATTGGTAGCGGAGACCACGCTGAAGAAACCACTCGCACCGGGCGCGGCGTCTACCACGTGGTTCACTATGTGCTCGCGGATATCCAACGCGGGCAATTCGTAGCGCGTGTCCGAGTAGTCCCCTAGGTCACTAGGCTTTTCCGCCATTACAGCCCATGACGCGACCCACTCCCAAAAGGGCTTGACGGCGTGTCCCTTGAGACGCCACTCTTTTGTATTCTCGCGGTCATTCATAAACCACCGCGCCAGCATCTCATCAGACCGTAGCAAGCCTAGGAACTCGGCGTGCATCCCTAGCTCGGTGTGATCGTTGGGCGCGGGCGTGGCAGACGCGCATAGCCGGTAGGGGATATTCGCACCCATATCGACAAGGGCGCGCGCCGTAGCCCCCGCGTGGTTCTTGAGTATCGAGGACTCATCCAGGATCAGGCACCCGTAGGCGCGAAAGTCTAGGTGCTCTGCCATGTCATAGTTGCACACGTTGATGAACGCGCCCGCGTCTACTTGCTTGCGTATGATGCGCGCAGCGTAACCGAACTTGCGCGCCTCCCCTACCATCTGCGCTGCGATGGCCAGAGGGGTTAGGATCAACGCGGGTTTACCCGTGGCGTGGATGCACTGCCGTGCGAACTCCAGTTCGCAGATCGACTTACCCAACCCGGTATCGAGGAACAGCGCGCACCTCCCGACATGCAAGCAATACTCAACTGCCGCGCGTTGGAAATCGAACAAGGGTGCGTCTATGCGCAGCGGGTTGGTTATGCTCACTGGCGTGGCGCGGATGTGCTTGTTGGTGAGGAACTGCTCATAGGGGATCAACGGGTGTTCTCCTGTATCAGTTCGATGGTGGTGCCCTCACTGGTCTTGTCCGCCAGCCACACCTCGTCGAAGCCACCGAAGGACAACGCGCGGTGGTCTAGCAACCATACGGCGCGCCCCGTCGCATCCGCCCGCCAGCGTAGGCATTCCAGTAGATCGTCTATCCCCTCCGGCGACAGCCAATTGGAAGGTTCGTCCCAAACCTCAAACCCGAATGTTATCCCGCACATACGCTGCACCATTGCCGCTATACCGAGTTGCACGGCCAGACGAATACGCTGGCCCTCACCACCCGACCACACTTCCCACGGTGCGGATACGGTGGGTGACGTAACTTGCACCCGCACACCTGGCCGCATGGTGCCGGACTTGGTCTCAATCTCCGTGACGTAGCTGATGCGCCAGCCAGGCAGCCCAAGGGCCGAGGCTGCGTTCGCGGTCTCCAGCTCAAGCATGGATAGTGCTGACTTGATTTGAAACAACCGAACGCGTTTGAACCCTTCCTGCCAGTATTTCGTGCGGTCCAGCTCAACAGTTAAATCCGCTATCGCCAGGGCGGTTTGCTGTTGAGTCGCTGCTACACCCCGCCGCTGGTCGGCCAGCCGTGCCAGCGCCTCTGAAAACGGGTTTTTGACGGGGGTTAGCAGGCGGTCCAGCTCGGCCGTTAGCGTGTCCAGCGCGCGGGCTTGTAGATTGCGTGCCGTGGTGGCTTCCGTCAGTTCGTTGTCTACGGTGCGGAGCTTGATGATTTGCTCGTCCAGTTCCGTGCGCAGCCGCTCCCGCTTGGCCATGATGGTTTCGAACTGGTCGTGTAGCGCGTCCAGGTCCACGGACGCACCAGCAACGTCACGCTCAAGTGTGTGTATCTGACTAGCGATAAAGTCCTCGCTCAATCCTTGCTTGCATGTAGGACAATCCTTGTGTGATCTGTAGAATGCAACCAGCGCGTTGTCGCGCTGTCGCGCATCAGTGATCCGCGTAATCTCAACGCGCTTGTCCGATAGCGCAGTATCAAGTCCGCGCATGGTGGCGTTTGTCGCGTCGATGTTGGGCAGCTTTGCACGCTGGCCCGCCAGGTGTGTGACGCGTTTGTCCAACACGTCAACAGCAGCTTCGAGTTTCTCGATCTGATTTGCTATGTTGGTCAGGTTCGCGTCGTTATCCGCGTTCCAGTTAGCTTCCTGCTGGCGCAACAAGTTCTCGTCCGGCAGACCACGCAAACGTCCCTCGTTGTAAGCGATTTCCTTGCGGTGTTCGATTAGCGCTTTTTCCATTGTCGCGACGCGCGTGCTGGCGCGCTTGGACAGGCGCATCCACAAACCGAGGTCCAGCACCTCGTCCAGCAAGTCGCCGCGCTGCGGAACCGTGAGGTCGAGGAATAGCGGCGCACCCTGACCAAACAACACAGAATGCAAGAATCGCTGTCTGGACAAGCCCAGCACGGTGTCCAACGCTGGCTGCGCTATGACAACGCCATCCAGCACTAAGCGGTCTGGTGAACCCCAGCGTTCCACGCGATGTCGCGTATCACCGATCGTGAAGTCGTTAGCAACGTGTGCGCGCTTGACACCCCATGAAGTGATCTCGGAGGCTTTGTTGCCCCGCACCGAAACCCCATACCAGCACCAGCACAACGCGTCCCACAGACTCGATTTACCGGCACCGTTAGCGCCTAGTCGCGGCTCCGGGCCGTTGTTACCCGTTAGAAAATAGAAGCCACCCTTATCGGGGAATTGAACGATAGTCTTGTCGCGAAAACACTTAAAGCCTTCGATCAGTAATTGATCCAACGTAATGCGTTGCATTAGCGGGACTCACGCAGTTCTTCGTCTAGCAATGATTGGCCGGTGATGCGCAAGTCCTCGCCGATAGTTTCGGACGCAGCCCAGCGGGTCAACACACTGTAGGGGTCATCACCACCCGTGAACTCGGCAACGCTGCTGTCCGGTGTCAAAAGGTCTACTTCCACGGATACTACGGTCGCGCCGCGTTCCCGAACCCACGCAGCCAGCTTTTCTTGATCCAGCAACCATTGCTCTGCGCTGCCCGAAGTGGGTGTGCAGCGAATGCGCAACTGGTCGCCTGGCTTCACCGGCTGACGCTGCAATTCTGTCAGGGAACGCACGGTTAGGATTTGTTTACGCGGCGGGTCCAGAATAAACTCATCGTCGACGTTGTAGTTCTGGTCAAGTGTCAGAATACGACATTCGTAGTCATCACCAAACTTGATTGGATGTGGGGCACCAACATACGTCACACCGCGCACAGTTTGCGGTGTGTGGATATCACCAGAATAAACCCGCACACTAGCAGGGAACTCGGGCACCCCGCGATGGTCCGTCAGCGCGTGGTGCCCGACCTTGGCACCTGTCACTGTTTGGTGCATGAACACAACCCGCAAGTTATTCCAGTTTAGTTTGGACCACGCTAGGCCGGGTTCGTGTGTGTAGGGAAGAAACAGGATGTCCTCAATGTGACAGGGCTCAGTGTGGAAGCTGATTTTGGCCTCAAGAGCAGTTAGCATTTGCCAGAACGGGGGTCCGTTGAGCGGCATGTCATGGTTGCCCATAAGGATAGTCACCTGGCCGTTGTCATAGCATAGGTCTTCCAGCTTTGAGATAAGCCGGTTGACCAGTCTAGCCGAATGCTTGTCCTTGCGGTCAGTGATGTCTCCGAGAATGACGATGTGTTTGTGACCTGTTAGGTCGATGATTTCGTGCAATCGATCAAACACATCCCAACGGTATTCGTCAGCCGGGTTGTCCGTCAGGTGCCAATCCGCTGTCAAAATCACAACCGTGCTCCCACAAGCGTTAGCAGATCCTTGGCTCGGATATACATGCACAGCGCGTCCAGGCGCAGGACCAGCACCGTGTCCCGATGCAGCTTGTGGTAGACTACCACCCCGGTCGGCTGGCGCGCGGACAGCACATGCACGCCGGCGCTCATTGGTAGAAACACCAGCGGCGACGTCAGTTGATTTTGCTGCGCAATCACCATCGGGATCAAGCCGCTGTGTTTGGCCTCGCGCCCGGCCTTGTCGATCACCTTGGATAGGAATGATGTGCCGTTGCGGCGGTCAAGCAGGAACTGAAGGATTTGCAAATCCTTGTAGTGTTTGCACTCAACCATAAAACGCGATAAGAACTCAAACGCCAGCGGGTGTGCGGCCATAAGGTCGCCTGGTGTGGAGGTCTCCACGCCGTTTTTGACCGCCAGCGTGAAGCGTCCACCCGACAGGACGTTACGCGAGAATAAGTCGGCGCGCGCTCCCTCAGTCAGCCAAAGAGATAACTGCTGGCCGACCTTGCGTTCAAACGCAGCGCCCTTGTGTTGCCCCCCGCCCTTGCGCATCTCACTTCTGCTTGCGCGTGTCGACGAATTGGCCTTGTTTGCCAGAGGCCAGCATGCAGGCGGTGCCGGAGGCCGGGTCCGTGTAAAGAACAGACCACGTTTTGCCGTCGGTTGCTTGCGTCATGTAGACTTGGACGCCATGTTTTCCGTTGCCCATCCACACTACGCTTTCGTGGTAGTCCGCATGTAGGCCGTCAAACATGGACTTAATGAAGGCACACATCTGCTGGGCGTGCGCTATGTGGGAACACAACACCAGACCGAGCACAAGTGAAGTCTTGGTCTTCATTGCTGTCACCTATACTTCTGAATGGTGGGAGCCAGGGCTTCCTCGATTGTTGCCCAATGCGTGATGCACGCTTCCCGCAGCAAGTCGCGGATAGCGTCAATCCGCCCGTAGTCACGCGCCTGGCGGGCCGCACTAAGAGTTGCACGTAGTTGTGAAATTGTGCTGTCCAGTAGCGACCCCCCGTTGTTCTTGTTTAGCCAGCCCAGCATAGTTTCCTCGTCGTCGATGCCGTAGCTGAAGATGATGGTTAGCTCGCATTCACGGTGCGGAATACCAATCTTATTCTTCTTGGTTTTAGCCAAGACGTGTGTGCCGATTACACGCTCGATGCCGGTCTTCTGTGTGCCCAGCACAGTCTTCTTAATTTTGCTGATTTCAGCCAGCCACAGCACTTGCGAGCAGTAGAACTGAAGCGCGCGTCCACCGCTGCGGCTGTGCTTTTCACCAAACACAACCCCGATCTTGTCGCGTATTTGCGAGATGATCATTAGTGTGCAGCGCTTGTCTTCGATCTTGCGCACAAGCAAGCGGAACATCTTGGATAGCTGCTTGGGTTTGCTTGCACCGTAGGTCTTTTCGTCAAAGTCCATATCAAGCTCAGCGGCGTCCGACAGCGCGTCCAGGCTGTCCAGCACATACAGGCACGGGGTTATTCCGTCGCGCTTGTCCAACCAAGCCTCAAGGTCGGTGTAGAACTGCTCCACCGTCTCCATCGGCTCCTCCGGAATTTCCAGACCCGTCGGCCAACCGATTTGCGCTGCGTAGTTCTCATCAAACGCGGATTCTGCTTCTCGATACCGGATATTCTCCAGCGGCGCTTTGCGGGCAAAGTTCGCGCACGCCTCCACGGCCAGCAGCGTTTTGCCGCTGGATGAGTCACCAACCACGTTGACGATTCGCCCCTCACCCCAACCACCGCCCAGCACAAGGTCAAGCATTAAGCTCCCGCTTGTGTGATGGACTACACTGGATTCCGGCACTTGCGCTGCTAGTGGTGCTGGTGACTTGGTTGCTATGGTTGGCCGTTGCATAGCTAGAACTTCTTCCCAGTTAGTTTTCAGTCTTTGGCGCAGACGCAATTCCAGCACGCGCCAGGGCCTCCGCAGGGCTTACGGGCACCACGGGTGCCGCCAGCGCTGCAAAATCGCCTGGCGGCGCTTGATTTTCCGTTTTTGGGGCGGGTGGTGGGTCGGCGGCAGCAAAGTTATAGGGCCCACCCCGGCACAGCACGGCCGCACGCTCGAGGCCCACCGCGATACTGCCACGGTGCGCCGCGTTGTCTTCGCGGATGCCTTGAATGAGAACCCATGACAACGAGCGTAGACAATCACCAACTTCCTCGAGTGCCCGTAGCAAGCGCAAGCGCAACAGCTCGTCTGGGTGCAGCACGCTGGCGGGCGGTGCGCCTGGTCTGCTTTCATTGCTCACTTGTTGAGCCTCGCCCGTAGTGCAGCGGCCCGTTGCGCTGCGGCCGACAGCGTGGCTGGGGGTGTTGGTGCCTCAACAGGCGGTGTCGGTTCTATTGTCGTGGGACGCGTAAGCATCGGGCGCATGGTCTGTGGACGCTCATCGACTGGTGGCCGATCACTTGGACGTTCTTCGCGGATCATGCGCTCCGGTCGTGCGGCTGCTGGCCGTTCAGCGTTGGGATGATCGCGACCCCCGCCATAGTCGTGCTCACTGGCGGGCGGCGGCGTGTCGTCGCGCGGCGGGGTGCGGTCTGGGCGGCCACCGTCACGCGGTCGATCATTGTCACGCCCACCACGACCTTGCGATACAACACCTTGGAAGATCGCCTGCACTTCTTCGTTTGAGCGTTGGTTCAGCGTAGCCAGCACGGGGTTTTCTGATACGAAGTTCAGCGCGGACTCCGGCACGCGCGTTGGGCTGCGCGCCATTTGGAATCCGGTGTATTTCGTGGCCAGCCCTTCGCCGTCTTTGTCAAAGTAAATGTCGTAACCCTCGTCCGGGTGCTCGATCGTATAGGTGCGACCCGTCATACGATCCTTGCTGGCCTTGGTGATGTCCTTGTCCACGGTCCAGGGCATCGACCACAGAGTCGGTTCGTCGTCCTGCGCTTTGCGGTCCAGTATCCAAACCACCACGCGCTTGGTGATGCGCAGGTCATTAGCGAGGCGATCATCGCCCGCGCGTTCGGCCTTGGCCCGCGCTTCACAGATGCAGCACGCGCCGCCGCCCATGCGGGTGTTGCACAACACCGACGCGCTGTCTGGGCCAATACCGAAGTGGACGAAAACGGTTTCGCCATAGTCTTCGCGTTCCCATTTGGCGTCCTGTGGCAAGATGCGAATTAGGTTTTCGCCTTTGCGCACCTTGTAAATCTTGTATTCCTCGCGGATAAAGCTGACAAGGTCGTTCGCCTGCTGCGTTTCCTTCTTGTCGATCACCGCTTGGTCGCGCGGCTTGAATGTAAAGGCCATCAGTTGTTCTCCTGGTTATGCTGGTTGTAGTCCCGCTTGCTGCTGAAATACGCGTGCGTGACAAGTCGCGCCCCGACGTAGAGCGCGACCATTAGTAACGGTATTGAAAGAATAACTGCAATGAATTCTATTGTAGTCACGACGACCTCCGTCGGTTGTGTCGCTCCTGGTTATACACAGCATCGCTAGTCAGAAAGCCCGCAATGGTCATTTCACCAATGGTTTTGATGGATGACTGTTTGGCCCGCAACCCGTTGACTAGCGCGGACCACTTGGCCAGTTCAAAGTCCGCTTCCGTGCGTAGCACCAGTGTTTCTTGGTACTCCGCGTCCAGCGGCGTTTCTTTGTCGATTTGCGCCTCGCTGCGGGTCTTACTTGCGCCTTTCCCATCAACGATTTGCTCTTTGCGCAGCGTGTCCGCGACTTGTGCCTCCACCAGCTTCAACTGATTCGCGATGGTGTCGCGCTTGTATGCGGCCTCGGCCACACCGTCAGCGGCAGTTGCAATCAGTTCGCCAATGTCAATCAGCTCTTGGTCAAGCGATAGCTGGTCGATCAGCAGCCGCGCCCGCAAGCGCTCATACGTGCCGTCGATCATGAGATATACCCGTGCTCGGCCAGCGCTATTGCTTCACGCGCTTGCTTCCACAGAGCTGCGGTGTCGCTGGCGCCGTCCATATCCACCACATGCTTCAAGGCGTGCAGCAAGGCCGGTGCAGCGGCGATGAGCTGCGCATTGGCTTCCATCTCGCGTTCAATTGAGCTGACGCTGTGGTGCCAGCATGAGCATATTTCGATGTAATCACTTTCGACGATGCGCTGGCTGTTTGAGTCCAGCGGGCCGACACGCCACGGTCCTGCCGAGTGTTTCATGCTTAATCTCCCCATACCATGCGGCCCACCGCCGCAAAGAAAGCTACCTTGCGATCATACGTCTCAGTCGGAAACGTCAGCGCATTGATCAACTGCCATACGCGCCTGGCCTTATCACCGGACTCGCAACGCATCAGGGCGGCCAGCAGGTAACGCCCGGCACCCACGGATGCGTCCGCGAACGAGTCGTCCTCGATGCGCGCCAGTATTGGCCGCAACACCTCCCAGCCTTTGCCCTGTAGGAGTTGCTGACACACCTCGACCAGCGGTTCCTTGTCGTCCATGAGTGCGATGATACGCCGCATCTCGTCGCGGTTAGGTGCGTCATGGACAGCTTGCAGAATGGACAGCGCTTTACGTGGCTGGCCGGTAGCGGCCTGCACCACGGCCGAGGCCACGTCGAGGCTTACGGTCCAACCTTCAAGGTCGGCAATCATAGCCACGTATTCATCCAGCTCCCGGCCGGACAGCGGACGTAGGGCTACGTGATAGCAGCGCGTCACGATTGTCTCCGGGATTTTCTGTAGTTCCGTGGTGCAGAGTGCGAGGAACAAGTGTGCGGGTGGTTCCTCTAGTATTTTGAGAATTACTTGAAAACCCGATTTCGAAATCATGTGACATTCATCAAGAATAAACATACGACGGCCAGCGCCGCTTAGGCTCATATGCTGGCCGGTTTCCACTAGCTCGCGCATGGCGTCGACGCCGCTATTGGATGCAGCGTCGATTTCCAAAACGTCGGCGTCCACTTCCGTCGCAACAATGCGCGCTATCGTGGTTTTGCCGATTCCGGACGGACCCGTGAACAGGTAGGCGTGCGGCAAGCTGGGCGAGGTCAGCGCACGCCGCAGCGCTTGGATGACGGTGTCGTGACCAACCACTTCATCAAAATTGGTTGGACGGTATTTGGTGATTAGCGGCTGCTCAATAGTCATCGCACGTAGTCCCCTTTGATCACAGCTACTTCCTCCACGTCATACCAGTTACTCCCGACACTTACTTCCACAGTGAGCGGGACGATTTGCCAGTGGTAGCGCACCCGCAGCATCACCTCCGCTATTGTTTTAATATACTGCTCGCACCGTTCGTCATCTGGTAGGAAGAAGGACAAGTCATCATGCACATTCATCCGGGGGTGCAAGTAGACGTCATCCTGCTCCCGCGCCATGCGTGCAAGGTCATTCATGGCCGGCAGCATGATTTCACCCTCAGAGCCCTGTATGGGACCGTTCAGTGGTTCGTTGCCGTAGAGGATGCCGTGGCGGACCATGCCGTTCAGTGTGCGGACGGACCCTGTTTCCCTGTATTCCTGGCGCTGCTGCTTGATCCACTTGCGCACGTCCGGGAACTCGGCCCACAGTTCTTCATGTAACTGCTGCACCAAGCGGAGCGGAATCTTAGTTCGTGTGGATATGTTGGGGGCACCCGACCCGAAGAATGACGCAAACACGAAGTCTGTCTTGATAATAGTGCGCCCAGCTTTGCGGATTTCCTTCTCCGAAGCGTTGCTACGCAGCCCAGCAACTTCAATCAATCTGTAGTGATAGTCCGGGTCAATAGCCAGGCACTTGTCCAGCCAGACGTAGTGAATGTCTATGTTTTTCAGAAACGACGCGCAAAATGCACGGTCGCGCGTGGCCATTGCAATGATGCGTGCCTGTAGCTGACCCTGATCAATAGCCACAAACACGCAACCGGGCGGTGCTTTTACTTGCTTGCGAAGCTGCTTCTGTTCAGCGTTGCGCTTAGGGTAGTTTTGGATATTGGGGTCAAACGCGGACAGCCGCAGCGTGTGCGTGTGCATCGATGTGTAGCCGGAGTGCAGCATTCCGTCTGTGTGCTTGGTAGTATCCAGAATCGGGCTGACGTAGGTAGAGACCATCTTGGAGGCTTCGCGGAAATCAATCACCGCCTGGCCGAACGGGTTACCTACTGCGTTTTCTAGCAGCGCGGCTTCGTCCGTCGCGAATTGTTTGCCGCCTTTAGTCTTAGGTAGAGATACGCGACCAAATTCCACAAGCGCTTCGCCAATATCCACCCCGGAGCTGATCTGAAACGGCCGTTGCTTTTGGCGTTCAAACTCCCGCACCTCATACAGCGTGGACGCATCCCGCGCAATGCGGATGCTTTTCTCATTCCAGTAATGCGCTTGCCTGTTGGCTTCGTTCAAGTCTACTGGAAGGCCAAGCAACTCCATGTCTGTAGTGGATTGGATTGTATCCAGGAGCTTTTGGTATTGCTCCGGCTGCACGCGATCAATCAAACTGTGGTAGATACGTGCGGAGGCCCATGCGTCAATTCCGCAGTAGGGTAACACGTCCGCCAGCGGGAATGACATGATTGCGCGTGCGTCAACGTGTGACAGCGCTTTGATGTTAGCACCAAGTTCAATGCGCGACACCTTTTCAAGCGATCCCAAGCCTGAGCGTTGGTAGCGCACACGCGCCAGTGCCTCGCTATCGTGGAATGGGGCAAGCTGCTGCTTACAGCCGCGCTTGTGCTTCTGCCATAGAATCCACTTGCGCTCAAAGTTCGCGTTGTGCGCTATCCATGGCCGGGTTGTGACCACGGCCTCCATAAAGTCAAAACCCCAATCGGTCGGCGCCGTGGGGTGATCCACCGAGAACGCCATCGTAGTTTGACCGTCGCTAAATGCGCTGATCAGAATGATGCTGTCTTCATACCACGGTTTGAGTCCGCTGATGCTGCTGTGGGTTTCGATGTCCCAGCCCAGCACACCGTCCATTTGGTCAACAATGGCCAGCGCTTCCTCGAGCGTGGTTGGTAGCAACACGTCGGACTGTTTGATTGTCTGCACAACAGGGGTTGGCCAGCGATCTATTTCCGCAAAGAACTTCTTGATATCCGCGCGTAGCAGGGGCTCCATCGGACCAGCGTCAAAGCTGCCGGCCATGTTCGCTACATCATGGGGGTGGAATACGGAGTAGCCCCACACGGTCTTGCCGGCGATGGACAGCGGAAACCGAATGCCGCTCATGTCTTTGGATTGCGCAACACCAAAGTATTCGTCCAGCGGCACCGGGCCGAGCAGCAACACGGCTTTGATTGGTAGTCGCTCGATGTCCTCCGCTAGATACGTGCTGCACGCGTGCGTCTCACGCGCCCCGACGCTTGTGCCGATTGGATGGCACCGCACAGCGTTTTGCCAAGCAACGCGCTCCCGGTGCTGGCGCGGGATCAGCGACCATAGCTGATCTCTGTGTTCCTTGGTGAAAGGCGTGCCCGCTTGGTCGGCTGTGAGCAATGGGAACGATCCAACAATTAGGATGTCCGCGTTGGCCGGTCCTTGTAGCTGCATACGAGGCGAAGTGATGCGCGGCCAGCACTCGCGCAGCGGGCAGCCATCGCAACCTAACGTGTAGGTTTTGACTTTGCTGGCCTGTGGTTTGGGTGCTGGTTTGGTTTCTAGGGCTTTTTTGTCAATATCAAAGAAGCCCATTCGTTTTCTCCAGCAGCGCCTCTATGGTCGCGGCGGCGTCCGAGCACCACCATGACCACGACCAGTCGTCGTGATTTTGTGCCAAGGTGCGCAGCTCCGCTGCTAGGCGGGGCGCGTAGGCTATACGGTCGACGCGGGCGGGTAGGGTCGGCCGCATAACACCGCTAATTCCGGGGTTGTGGCACACCGCCAGGCCGTTTTGCGCGCTGGGTGGGGTTACCCTGCCGGCCGGGCGCTGCGGCCGCTGTAGCGGCACTTATCTGCGACCTGATATGATGTAGTCAAACAAACCTTTCAGGTCGCGCACCAGCACCAGCACATGACGCTCAAGGTGGTCCAGCACAATCTCGTCCGTGTGTGCCAGGGCGCGTGCCATTTTGATCGCGTCCACGGTGATAGTGAACGTGGCCGGCATGTCGCGCAACCCGTCGATCAGATAGTATTCGTCAGACGAGGTCACGCCGTCGGCAAAGGACAGACTAATTTGTCCGTTCTGCGCGGTCAACTGCACGAACAGGTTCTTCTTGGTCTCGGACAGCGTAGTCGCGCGTTTGATAAAGGCGGCGGCTCGTTCGCGCGGCAGCGGCACCCGCAAATCGGCTTGCGCGTAGCGTTGCAGAATTTCGCGGACATCGTGTTTAAGCGGCGGCACTTGCTTGATCACGCAGCGGGTGATCGCGTCCTCGTAGTAGACGGTCGTCGCGTCAAGTAGGAGCCGGCCTTCACCTGGCACCAGCAACGAGGCCAGCAGCCC